TCTCTTGTATAGTATCCCCGTCTATACAACCAATGTCAAGGGTAATAGCTGTAAGTACAAAGGTGCTTGAACTAACACCTGTTAACTTAAATATTGTTTTCTCTGTAAAGACTATAAGTTGCTCTCTAAAGATAGCAAGACCAGTGATTGTATCACCTACACGTATGTTACCTGCTCCGTCACCTATTTCAAAGTTAGTATCTAAAAATGGGGCCGTAAAGGATAGCACATCTAACTTACCATAGAAGATATGATTTTTAAAGTCTATAACCTGCGTTGCGCCAACTACGTCAGCAGGAGCAGCAATTAAATCTGTAAAAGTTGACCCATCATATATAGCAGGTGAGTTTACACCGTCAACGATAGATACCTTTTTAGTGCCAGTAAAGTTGTACTCACTGAAGCGTGTTCTTAAAGCACCCTCACGACTCAAGCTAATAAAAGTAATTACTGCATTGTCTGCAGGACTTGAGGCTAGATCAGGGTTGATTGCTAATGTAGAACCTCCAGAAGATACTGTGGCGTTAGTAAGAACAGTATATACCTTGTCTACGCCTGCTATTGTAAAGACATCTCCTGCCTGAGGTACAGAAGTCAAAGCGTCAACTGCTAGTGTAGCCCCTGTCTGACTTGCACCATTCACTAATACAGTACCATAGGAAGGTACATTTATTTTAGTATAGCCTGCGCCTGTTGTCTGAAACAGATCATTGTTTAAGGCTACTAGTACACTGTCATTAAAAACCTCTACACCTAAAGTCCTAAACGCAGTAGTGTAAGAAACAAAGGTAACTGCAGCGCCGTTAGCAGGGCTTGAAGCTAAAGAAGTAGTAAGTGTTAATGTTGTTCTGTTATTAGCGCCATCAAAGGCTACACTGCCTACAGTATATGTTCCTGTAATACCTGCGACAGTAAATGTATCTCCTGCTGCTGCAGTAGTATGAGTGCCTGCTATAATAAAAGTTGTGCCTGTCTGACTTGCACCAAAAACTACAGGAGAGCCGTAGGGAGGTATAACAAAAGGGTCAAACTTAGAGAACCCTAATATGCGTTTATAGCCACCTGTAATAGACGGCTCAAAGTTCTTTAGAGTAGCAGCAGAACCTGGCATGTTAATACCTTGCTGCAGAGGGCTTAAGTTTGTAACTAAGCCACCCTTAAACTCTACAGGGAATGTTTCTCTATTCGTTGCCATGTATTAGAGGACTCTGCTTTGAGAGGCGAATGCGCCGTTAGAACTACCCGAAGTAACAGTAGAGCGTATATAGTTGTACTTATTAATGTATAGACTACGCATCTGTTTAATGCCTTCTTCGAAGTTACTCTTCATAAAGTTAGCTTCTTGTGTCTCTCCTCTGAACATGTAAGCTGTGTACATTGCACCTTCAACTATGATATATCTAAACTGAACAGGTAAACTAGGTACGTCTGTAGCAGCAGCTAAGTCTGTAGGCAATGTAAAGTAATCAAAAGATAACTGATATTGTTTGTCGGGGAAGGGGTACAGTAAGAAGTTATTGTCTAGTGTACGTACAATAAATCTTGGTGCTCCACCCTCTGAAAACTGTGTAACTGTAGTACCACTTGCATGGATAGCAGCAGTAGTTGAATTAACACCTCTACTACAGCCTGTAAGGTCATTGCCTGATATAGCTGTGTATGTAACCTGCTCACCACCTAAGTGAATAGTACCACTAGCAGTAAAGCCTGTTGTAGAGGTTAGCGTTAGAGTTGTTACTGAAGCTGAATGTGAACCATTGAGAGTTGTAGAGACAACTTCATCTTCTTGGTTTATGTATTGTTTATCTATGTATTCATTGTAAGGAAGGGTATCTAAACTCTGTCCTGAGAAACTGATGGTAGTATCTTTTTTTAGTCTAGCTGTATTGTAGTCAACGTATTTAGCATCAGTAGGTATTGCGTAACGTACTACTCCTGGAACTAGTACAGACGTACTGGTGTCGTGATTAAAAGGATATGCAAATTCATGCTGGTTGATATATCGTATAGCTACGTTAATAGAATCTCTAACCATAGCGTACTCGCCAATAGCAGAGCTAAAGTTTGAAGCAGTAAGTTCAACCTCATTAAGCCGTCTGTTTACGTCATTAACTAAGCCTAGATAATCATATGCCATTATATATCCTTAAGGTAAGCTAAAGGGGCCAGTTTCCCAGCCCCTGAAGTTTAGTCTTTATGCGAGTAGGTCACGATCTACTTCTTGAGCAGTCATGTCTCCGACTTCGCTTACGTCCATCAACATGGCAAATACACGTAGTTTACCAGCAGTGAAGGTTGACCCTGAACCTGCAATAGTAAGATCTAGTGTTTCGTCTGCAGGATTGACAAGAACGCCAGCAGGTGCTACGGATGGTGCATAGACAAGATCTGTTGCTCCATCAATATCAAATGCTGCAACATACTCGTTGTTATCTGCAGCGTTACCAAGAATTGCCGTTGCGTCAGTGTTTGAATCCATAGTGGCGCTTTCCATAACTTGGAAACCAGCCCATAGAATAACACTTGAAGCAGGTACTGTTAGTGCTTGGATGATGTCACCAGATGAGGCGTCAACTGCACTCGCAGTAAGATCGACAGTATTTTCGATCATATAGGGCTTTCTCGAAGGATTACCTGTCCCACGAGTAGGCGCTAAAAATGTGGTTAAAGTAGCCATAAGTTTTTCCTCCCCTACGCTGCGTTATATTTGGCAGTGACGATTGCTTCTGGACGAAGAATCTTCCTACCGTATAGATGCATACCTCTAACAATGTCAGCAAAGCTGTCAGGGTCACGATATGTTTCCGTTTTGTTGATCTGCTCAGCAGTTGCTACAGCAGAATCATGTCCAGCTACTATAATGCCGAAATTAGCATTTTGGTTTGCTGTACCTGATGTACCAGCACCAGTACCCACTGCAGGCAAATTGCTTGAAGTGTATACACGGAAACCGTGGAAGTTGTTAATGAACAAGCCATTACGCAACCCACCTGATTCACCGAAATCGCCATTCATAAAGCGTGAATCTTCATCACGAAGAATCTCCATGAATACTGGATCGACTACTAACCAGCGTCCTTGTGTGTCAACTTGCTGTTGATCCAAAAGGCGAGCCATACGTGCAACAACCATTGCTGGTGATGCTGTAGCAGTTGGTAGAGAAGTAGCACCCGGCATACGTGCTGTCAAGGGAATAGAATGCGCCCCTGCAGATGTAGTTGTGATGTTACCAAAGCTACCCTTGTTTAGCTTCATAGTGCTTAACAATTCGTCCGTACCTGCAGTAGCTACAGCAACGTCACCATTTGTTGTGGTGTTGACTGCGCTTGCTACAGCGTGTAGAGAGCCTTGCTTGAAACCAGACAAGTAGCCTAAGACTTCTTGGTCATACTGGTCAGCAAGACGATATGCTGCACGATTAGTAGCGAGTTCCATGAAATTTACATGCGAATGCGCTTCCTCAATATCGTCCATCTTAAAAGCAAAATAGTTAGCTTTATCAATGACTAATGAGAAATCTTCGTCATCAAGATCCTGGGCTGTGACCTGCGTACCCCTAGTGTATTCTTTCACAGAAATTTCTGGTTCTTTGATAATGTTTACAGTATCTCCTTGGGCAGCAATCTCACCAAAATAGTCTGAGTTGGTAATATCACCACATACCGTAGATTTACGAAATGCAAGTTGTACTTGCTTGGAATAAATTACGGGGCTGAAATTACCGTTAGGTAGATTTCCATATCCCGCCGCTGTTGAAAAAGCCATATTATAATCCTCCATAGATGTTTGGCTTATGATAATTAAGCTTAAACACTGTGTAAGAGGCTGTTCTTTCTAGGGTGCAATATGTTCTCAGTTTGCCAACTGTGGAACTATCGGGCCTGTACTTAAGCAGGTAAGTCTTATCTTAGTAGTTTTGGCTTGCTTGTAGTAATAGTGTAAAGGTAGCTATGGAATAGGGCTTTACACTACTTAGTTAACATACATAGTTATAACAGTTATCTACGTATTGTCAATACCTTTTTAACGTGCACCCCCAGAAATATCATAAATAAACTTACCACTTCTGATAGAATCCATAATAGAGTCTGCGTTTGCCTCGTATTCTTGTGCAGACATGCGGTTTACCTGAGACTCACGTATGTGTCCTGCAGGGTCATCGTTGTCTGGTTTAGTTGTACGTTTGGTCATTACAGCAGAAGCGGCACTCTTAGTGTCTTTCTTCTTACCCTTAATGTCCATGCCGTTGTCTACCTTGTAGAGATCTATAACACGAATAACCGATCTTGGGTCATCTTGGTTCTCGTACAAAGCGTCCTGTACCCACTTAGGCTGTTCGCCAGCCCAGTCGTGGAATGTATCACTGCCACGTAGATCATCAAAGTCTGAGTGCATAGCTCGTATCTCATTCTCTGACTTAGTACGCTCAGCAGTAGCATTCATCTCATCAATCTTCTTTAGGCGCTCATCTGCATTGTTAAACTTCTCTTGAGCTTTCTTCTCAGCTATAGTCTCAACTATGCCTGCAATCTCAGGGTGCTTGTTAGCCCACGCCTCAATGCTCTCATCGCTGGTAGGTGGACGCACTGCACCTGAATTATTCAGTTGTGCCTTCATAGCCTTAAGCTCTTCAGCCTGCTTATTTAAGTGGTTCCTTAAATCGCTGTAGCGTTTCTTGTATGTCTTCTCTTCGCTACTTAAGGCTGCATCTTCTTGTGCTTCAGCTTTAGAGTTGGCTTCTTCTTGTTTGGTATTACCGTCATCTTGTACTTTGGCTGGCGTAGCTGCCTCACTATTGGGTTCCTGATTCCCATCGGACCGTCCTTCAATAAGCTCTTTCAGTTCTGCTTCTTCTCGTTCTATACGCCGCTTGTTTGCGCTTGAACCACCCTTAGGTTGTACGAAGCCTGCGCTCTTTGGTGTTTTTACTTGTGCTAGTTCAGCCATATTGTATTTCCTTTATGTGGGGCCAGCAACTAGTGCTGGGTAGCCTTATTATTATTATAGGTTAATTTAGTCTTACTTCTTCTTGGGTCTTGGTACTAAGCCGCCTTTGTTCATACCAAACTCTTTACCTTGTACCTGAGTTGGGCCTTGTGCATCTCCGCTATCAATAGCTTCTTTTATATCCTCTTATTCTTCTTTTTTCTTAACTATTTCACTTTTAGCATCGGCAAGAGAGGGTCCTGAATATAAATCACCACCAAATTGCTTTCTTTCTTCCATATTATCGCCACCAGAGCTTGTTACTTCTTTAGTAGCTGTAATGTCAGTTGTTTTTGTATCTGCAGAAATTTTTGGCGGGACATACGGAGTTGGTGTAGTGTCACTTCTTAGCACAGGTCTAACATCAACACCTTCAACATAGGTTTCTTTAGGATCAACAGCACCCTTAATTGTATTTTTATCTATAATAGTTTTCTTTGTACCCAACATGCCTGACATTACGTATGCATTACCTTGAGCATCTACACGTATGACTGCATTTGTAATTGGATCTCTGAGAGCTTTGCCGTCAGCGTCAGCTAACATCCCAGCCTGACCACCGCCTTGGCTACCAATCATACCTACAACATAACCATTACTAGTTGTTATAGAAGTACCCTTAGCTGGATCTCTAGTATAACTCTTGTGTTGTTCTATGCTATTATACAACTCTTCTCCTGTTAGAGTTGTTGCCCATCCAAGTCCTACACTTTTATTTATAGGTCTACTTTGATTCATTAGATTTGTATTTACTTCAGGTATAGTCTGACTATCAAGAGTCTTTTTGGCCCAATCACTAAAGCTTGTGTTTTCTGTTATTGTACCTAACATTAGACCTGTTGAGTAAGCTGTGTTTAAAACAGTTCTTGGGTCTGATCCTCCGTACATACCATTATTAATCATACTTAGGGCTGACGCATTAGCCTTTGCAGCCATCTTATCTTTGCCTACGTTCATGCCGTAACTAAAAGCAAGACCCAGACCAGAAGATGCCGTGCTAATTATGCCTGTCATAATAGCTTGCGCTGGGTCTATCTTAATGTCTGTACCGGGTATCTGGAATGAGCCACCTACCGTTTTGTTGTAGCTTGCCCAATCACTAGAAGTCCACGTATCTGGGTTTGTGTTCCAGTAGCCTACACTCTTATCTACACCATTTTTTGTTATGCCCATTGCATTAAAGATTTCTTGAGGTGTAGCACCTGAGCTTACGCCAGCCTGTCTAGCCCACTTATCATCATCATCCCTTGCCTCTACTACTCGTGCAACAGCTTCCCCAACTGTTTCATCGCCTTGAGTGCCGCCCTCTTCATAGCCTTCAGGTATCTTAGTTAGCGGTCTACCATTATAGAAGTATACACGCACTTCTCTTCCTGCTGCGTTGGAGTATACCTTAAAGTCGTAACTACTAGAGGAGGAACTGCTACCGCCGTAACCACCATAGCCGCCGCCTACAGGTTCAGGTATAGAAGGAAAGTCTATGCTACCTAGACCGTCACCCTCCTCAACTATGTCACCTTCATCAAAGCCTACTTTAGGCGCATCATCACCTTCTTCAAACTCTAGTTCATCATCACGAAATGGCAAGTCACCTGTAGATGCAATACGTTCCCAGCCGTCTTCAGCAGTGTCTTGCAGGCTATCAAAGAACTCTTGACCGAAGTACCTAACAGTAGCAGCATTAATTACAAACTCACCGGGACTTACTAAAATGTCTATGTCATCACGTACTTCAGCAGGCAAGGCCCCTAAAGGTGCAGTGTTACCACTCACAGGATCAACTTGCTCTTCTAGTAGCATAGCATCCATTTCTGGGACTTGTGGTTCTTTTAATTTTTTACTTTGACGGGCCATTTACTTCATCCCTTAAATAGGTTAATCTACGTAGTGCCATAATCTCACCTTGAGCACGATACATACTCTCCATTGTAGTCTCTTGCTCTAGCTTTCTGTGAACATCTTTTATCTTATCATTTAAGGTTGCAACTAATGCATCCCATACAGGTTTATCATTTACTATCTTTTTAAGTTGGCTGTCCACGATTATGTACCTGTAAACCCTTGCTCACCCGGAATAGGTGCTGTACCTGTACCGATATTACCACCGCCTGCACCTGTAGTATCACTCACTGATACCCCAGCCTGTCCAGGAGCCGATCCTGGTGCGCCGGGTGTTTCTGGCATAGGAGGCCCCTGAGGAGCGCCTTCAGGCACTGGTGGGGCTGCTGGTGGCTGTGCGAACTTCTTAAGGATCTCAGCTTGGATTGCAGCATCACTCAGAGAGTTAGTTACCTTATCTGGGTCTAGGTCCATAGACTTAGCTATCTCACGAATGATATAGTCTGACTTTACGAATGGCTGCAGTGTAGGACTAGATGCTACACCTATGAACTGCATCAAACGCTGTGAGCGTACTTCGTTAGCCATTAGGCTTTCAGTACCAGAAGCTTTAACCTCTAAGTCACCCTTAATAGACTTGTCAAAGTTGAACTGCATGTTGAAAGCAAAGAAGGCTCGTCCTAGAGGGCCGATGAGGTAGTCATCTACATTCTTAACAACATTTCTAATAGATCCATTAGCTGCAGACATAAGCATACTAATACCAGAAGCAGTCCTTCCAACCCCTGAAACGCCAGTTTGCCCATGTGCAAAGCTAGGAAATCCTGTGCTTTCATCTGCTAGTACCCTTGCCTTGTCAAATAGTTGCATGTTCTCGCCTGCAACGTTGGGGAACTTAGTCCCGAAGATGCCTTGACCCGGAGCACCTCCCTGCCTGCGAAAAATCTTACCCGGATACACACTTAAGTCTTGGCCCGGAACTAAGTTTGTCTCATCAACTTCAATGATCAAGTTACCAGAAAGTGCAGCATTATCAATCGCTAAACGCATGAAACCATTCATTAAAGTCTGTGTGTCATCCATATTCTCAGCTATACCTACACCGAAAAATGAGTATGGGTTTAGCTCATAAGGTACTGCGTAGTAAGGTATGCGTGTAGGCTTGAATGGGTTAAGCACAAGACGTAGTACTTTGCCGTTACAGATCCAAGCATTTACGTTTACTTGCTCTGTATCCTTTAGCTCCTTAGGGATAGGAACACCGTTAGCTTCTAGTATCTCTGTATCAACGTAGCCCCAGAACTCTAGTACCTCATAACGCTCAGGAGATGCAGTGTTAGTAGCATCATCCTCCATGTCCTGCTCCCAGTACTTCTTGTCGTAGGACTCACCCATACGGATGGCGTCATCTATAGACTCTTCACGAAAGAAAGGACGGGACTTCAGGCCACGCATCTGTGAGCGTGTCATGCGGTGACGCTCAACTACATACTCAGCTTCATCCATGTTGTATGCATCTGGGTCAGGGTAGAAGTTCCATATAGATACGTGACTAGTAGATGGTACGGTTTTGATTAGAGGGTCATACTCACCTGTCTCTTCATTCCAGTTAGGATACTCTTTGTCTACGGCAAACGGCCCCTTCATAATACCTGTACCAAATAGAGACATCTCGAAGGATGTATGACGCAGTTGTTTGTTAGCGCCACTCTCTTCTAGTTGGTCATGTATCTTCTTCTCCATCTTCTTAGCTGCAATCATAGCTGGATGGAATGTAACAGTACTAGCAGTAGTACCCGGACCTTCCATAACTTTATCGCCTAAGGACTCCAAGCGGTCTTTAAGTGGGCCTAGTCGCTCCATGCGAGTGAACATAGTCTCACCCGGTTTTAGTTTCTCATTAGGATCAAACAAGAAAGATATGTTAGGCTCACCATCAAATGCTGCAGACAGAGCTTCCTGACCTGCTTCAGCGTTAGGGTCAATGTTAATATGTACGGAATCAGACACACCGTCAGGTAGGACTGTAGGATTTACAGTAAGCGGAAACTTGTTGTTACCAAATAGTACGTCATTGATCTGACCATAGGCTGCTAGTGTTTTAGTTTTAGTTACCTTAACAAAGACACGAGACTTCTCCGTTTCAGTGAATTGTACGTCTGAGCCATACAGGCCCCTGTAGTTACGGTAAGCACGTAGCCAGCGAAGCTCATCTGTTTGTCTTGCGTCTTCTGCACGTTTAAACCTAGAATAAATGTAGTCTACTACGCTACCCGTATTAAGTTCGTCACCGTCTTGAATAACAGATACTTCTTCTGTCTCAAATAGTTCTGTCTGTCCGTTTTCGTTTTTTGCCATGCTTAATATCCAAACGTTGAATCAGCAGCTTGAAAACCGCTTCGTTGTGTTGAAGGATCAAAATCCCATAAAGAACTTCTTGGTCTAGTCATTATACCATATCTTATTGCATCATACAAGTGGTCTTCTGCGTGTGTGTCCACATCCTCAAAGTTTCTTTTGTCTAGAGGCAAGCTAGGTAGCTGTGCCACAGTGTTGGTGCAAGTAGAGAAGAAAACGAGTCTTGGTTCCTCAGTAAACTCATCTACTTGCAAACGGCGGTGAAGCTCATTTTTACCTGCAACCCGTGAGCCTCTTGATCTATCAGATGGACGCCAACGGCAACCCTTCTGATTCATCTGCTCAGCCAAGGACGGGCCGCTGTCTCCTCGCTTATGCCACAGGGAGCTATCTAACACACCGTATCTTATTGCACCATCATTACGTTCAGCCTCTAGTATTAAATCAGCTAGATCTGTAGCAGTAACCTTAGAACAATATAACTCTCTGTATACAATAAGCTGCTCACTAGGTGACACAGCAAACCAGACAACGCCTGTATAACTTCCATAACCGTAGTCGCAGGCCCTAAACTTTGTCCACCCTGAAGGTATATCGTAGGGGTCTACAACGTGTATTTGTCTATTAAACTCAGGAAAAGCTGCTCCTTCGTTTACGTCCCAGTTACCTTCTAACAACTGCTTGCGTTGGTGTTCAGGTAGTGATAAAAGCATCGCCTCGTAGTCACCACTCTCAGAGAGGTACGGGTTATCGAAGAGACTAGCGGGTATAAATTTACGCTTAAACAGGGGCGTTCCAGCTTTGCTATGCCCTGAGGGGTATCTTAATGTCTCGCTAGTCTCAATGTCCGTTGCCCAGAATGCAGTGTTCGGTGCTGCAGGGTCAATGAACATTTTCTTTACCCAAGAGTGTCCACTTCCACCTGGGTTTGTCGTGGCTCTCATATAAAGCCCTAAGTCTTTGTTTGCAGTACGTAATCTTGAGCGCATATAATTCCAAGCGAAGGGTGTCTGCCATTGGGTAAGCTCATCGAAGGCTACATAGTTAAACGCCTGTCCTTGGTAGCGCATAACGTCTGTGTCTCTGTCTAGGTAAGACATCCACAGTGTACCGCCTCTAGGTGTAGTCCACTGGCTCTTACGCTCAGACCACTTAATACCGGGTATAGCTTTAGGGTACAACTCTTGGCTCTTCTGTATAAGCTCCCTTAGTTCCTCTGTTGTGTGTCGCACTAGTAGCCCACTAAAGTCTGGACTGTTTAAGTTTCGTAACGGGTCAGCTAGTGTTGCGTAGCTCTTGCCACCCCCTGCTGCTCCACCATATAGTACTTCACGTTCTCCTGACGCTAGATACTGTGTCTGTGGACCTGGATTAGGCTTAAAGACTATCTCTTGTGCGTTAGGTACATCATATTCTGCAGCCTTAGGCGCTGCTGGTATCTTTAGGCGAGGTGTTTCCGCCTTCATAGGAGTAGTAACCGACTCTTTCTGTTTCGAGGATTTCGATCTCACGTAACGCTTTTTGGAGCCTTTCGGCAAACTTGCGTTTAATTGTAGTAAGCCTTTTTCGCTTTCTTTCGACATCTATTCTCTTCTTCAAGCCATCATGGGTTATGCTTCTGCCTGATTGTGTTGTTAACCACGCAGACACTTGCCTGTAACTATAACTCTTTATGTGTTTCTTTGCAAGCTCTAATAACTCTAATTCCTTAGAAATAGGTTGTAACCAATCTTCATCCTCTGGGTCTACCTCATACCCAAAAGGAATGTATCTACTAGTTCTAGGTATTCGCTCCCAAAGCTTTACCTTAAAAGGTGCTTCAGGTAACATCCAGTATTCATACTTTAGAGGTCTAGCAGGTTTACTAGGTTTCTGCATCGTCAGTATTCTTGGGTGGAAGTATAAACAAACCACCTGCTGACTCTACTGAAACTCTCTCAGTCTTAACAATACCAGCACGATCTAATATCTGTCCTGCTGCTACCATCTTCTCTTTGATGCCTAACTGGGTAGGATCGTCAAGAGCGCTGGCATAAGCAACAGCAGCCCTCGGCCCCACCCTAGACATGTATTCTTTAGTCGCGTCAAATATCTCATCCTTTAATGATGCTACAATAGTTGTAGTAGACGAACCCTCGCTGTAGCCTGCTAACTTCTTAGCAAACACAACATCTCCTGCAGCCTCTTCAAATAGTACGTCTAAAAACTTTTGTTGATTTTCTGTAAGAGTACGTGCCATTACTTAATCTTCCTGTAAGGTTTTACTTTTTTAGCAACTTTTTTTGGTTGAGCCACATGCTGCTTACCCGAAGCAGTGCCTTTCCGCTTGGATCGTGTTGTAGCGGCATACTCAGAAGAACTAAGAGAATTAATAGCTTTCTTGGGGAGATAGCGTTCACCTGTAGCTTTAGGACCTTGAGTAGATGGTTTACCACTTTTAGTACCCCACTTCTGTTTGCCCCAAGCTGCTAAGCTCTTCTGAGATTTTTTTAGTGTCATTAGCTATTGTAGCCTGTAGGACTAGCTTTTTTAATACCCGTATTCAGAGTGCCAGTACTTTTAACCATGCCACCCACATTGTACGTCATTACTTTGCCGCCCATTGCGTAGCCCTTCTTCTTCATGGCTCCACCTTTAGCCATAGTCTTCTTCTTCATGTTACCGCCTTTAGCCATTGAAGGCTTCTTGGGGTCCATAGGCATTTTTGGCTCTTGCATTCCCATAGGCGTTGGATTAGCAGTACCGTAAGAGGCAACACCACCCATAGCGTAACCTTTTTTCTTCATAGCCCCGCCTTTAGCCATACCCTTTTTCTTGACCTTGCCACCGTTTTTCATCTTGCCTTTGCCATCCATAGCGTAGGCAGGAACCATTGCACCTGTCTTAGGATCTTTCTTCATAGGTAGTTTACCACCTGCTGCATAACCTTTTTTCTTCATGGCTCCACCTTTAGCCATAGTCTTCTTCTTCATCATGGCTCCGCCTTTAGCCATAGTCTTCTTCTTCATCATGGCTCCGCCTTTAGCCATAGTTTTTTTCTTCTTCTTCATTACTCTGTCTCCCGATAAAGATTGTTAAATACTCTTTGTGTGTCCCATACGTAGTCTACGTTTTCCTTTGAATTAAACGTGTGTTGATTCGGCCT